GTACCACCCAGCCGAATGGTCGTAAAGGTTCGCCCATTGGATTAGTTGGTGTACGTAATAACAAATTATCGTGCTTATCTAATTTAAACCAAGACTGAGGGCAAGGTTTAAAGCCTTTTGGTATCCATTTCCCATTCACTTGTGCCCATTGGATTTCGAGCGCAGAAAACCCATGCCCGACCGCATCCATGAGATCCATAAATAAATCTTCAAGGTTAGGATATTGGTAAAATAGCTCGTCAATTTCTGCTTGTAATTTTTCTTCTGCTGGTGTTGCATTACGTGGTTCGACAATACGCCAATCAAGCGTAAGCACTGAACGCTTACGTGTCATTATGTTTGCCGCAATGCTACTGTCTTGCTCTTCAATATCCATAAAAAGCTGATGCTGAGCCTGAATATCACCATTTTCTGCATCATCTAAAATTTGTTTCAATTTTGATGGTGTGATTTTGGCTGAAGGATGATCGTCTAACACTCGTCCTGTAGCGGTAACTTCCGCATCATCAGTTTGCGTAGGCTCTGTCTCATTGCCTTTTAAAAGGTTTTTAAATTTGTCTAACAATCCCATAAATTCACCTTATTGTTTCCACACAGAATAAAGATCCGATTCATCTTCATCCCAATCGCTATCATCTAACTCACTAATACTTATCCATTCAATCGCTGCAGAACTACTTACTGCATTACGCCATAGCATCTCCAGTGCGTCTGGACCATCATCATGGTCAGCTTTTGGGAAATGTCTTAACTGTGATTCAAGGGTGGATTGTGAGCGGTGTAATAAAATTAATCCATTGGCAATATGCGGTTGCAAGCTCTCAATGCGAAGCATTTTGTCACTATTGGGTTTTGTTGCCGTAGCAGGCACAGGTTTCCCGCGCGCAGCTGAACGTTTAACCAACTCGGTTTTTAAAAATTCCTGGAACTGTACTGTCTCTACAAACCAACGATGGCAGTTATACTGTGTATGTAGGCGAATAACGTCCTCAATAATTAAATCGGGTAAACGCTTTTTAATCTGCGCTTCAACTACATACAATTTGCCAGTTTCTCTGTGATAGCCGCCAACCAAAATCGCAGACGGGTCACGGCTTGCACCTGCTTTACCCAGTGATGGGTCAACCGCACCAAAATAAATCAAGTTATTAGGTAACTCTGTCCAATAATGGAGACTATTGGCAAAAATCGCGTCATCGCCACTGACCGGGTCATTTTGATACTCGGAATCAAATGCCGAATGTCCGTCTTTGGCGCGTTCTTTCATTAAATATAAAATTGGGCGGGCAAGCCATGACACAACGGAACCAGCATCCATTTCCGATTTATGCTGTTGATAAAATAAGTCAGATAAGGTGTCGTCGTCGCCTTCTTCAGACAAATAGATGTTTTCCCATTCATCCCATAACGTCATATTGTCCGGCATGCGCAAAATGGCTTTAAATCGGACACTTCTCCAGCCTTTAGTATTTAAAATTCGGTTCAATACGCTGTCATAGTGCAAAATAGTGCCGACGTAAATTACGTCAAATTTCTCACCGGCGGCACCAAGTTTTAGAACGGCTTTTAAAATCCAGTTGTGTAATTTATTGCGCTGTTCAGGTGTTTGAACAGTTTCATCGTTCTCTATATCATCTAATACAACTAAATCAGGACGAAAAGCTCCATGGCGACGTCCACGTAGCTTTTGCCCAGCACCGACCGCTTCCACTTTTTGCCCTTTAGACGTAAGAATTGCACCGGCACGCCAAACTTTGCCCGGCGTAAGTTCGGGGAAATCAATAGCAAGTCTTGGGTTTGACTCAACCTCAACTTTAATGGCTTCTAACATGCCATAGGCTTGCTCTTTGGTATCCATAGCAATAATAATGTAATTTTTAAGGTTACATACCATGCACCAAAGCGGGAATAATTGCGTACAAATAGTGGATTTCGCCTCACCGCGGGGTGCGGCAATAGCTTGTCGGACGGATTTATCTGTTTCTTCAACCGAAAGCGGAAGATTTTTAAACAGATATTCGTGTAACTGGGATTTATGTGGAGAACGTACATAATGCGGAAAATAGGCTTGAACAAAATATTCAAACCCTTTTTCTTTATCTAAGACTTTCTTACGACGCTCTGCAATCGCATGCGGTTTATCATCCCAACCTTCAAAATTCGCTTCGATATTGCGCTGTAATTCAGCACGTAGTTGTTCGAGCTGTTTTTCGAAATCTTTGTATTTCATCTATAACACTACCGCAATAAATAAAAGCCAGCCCCAACCTTTGATACCGGCAGCCATTAACTTAAAAGCACATACAATGCAGACAAATTGCACAATCCAGCGAAAATAGTAATGCTTATGCACAATGCTTTGATTTTGCTTTTCCATTATTTAAACTCCTGCTTAACAATGCTTTCTAAGTCATCTAAAACAGACAAAAAGGTAGGCAATAAATCAGAATGTTTAGTTTTGATTAGATTAGTTACCATCTCAATAACTTTCCACGCTGTCGCCAACTCAGACACTTCAGGCAACAACCGCTTACTGCTCGCCACCATTTTCGAGTAACTGTCACCCAAGCCTTGAATCAGTTTTGCTTTCTCACTAACAGGCAAGTCTTCGGTCTTACGCAACTCATCCATGGTACTTTCAAAATAAAGCACAAAGGTGGTGAGCATGCCACGAGCTACATCTTCAACCTTTCCACTTGCCATTGTTGATGCATCACGCACTTTGTCCCAATTATCGCCACGAGCTTCGGCTTCACGTTTCCAGCGTCGTACAGTGTTATAGGACACTTTGGCTTTTTCTGCGGCTAATTCCAGCGTTAAGCAATCAAACACATAATAACGGCGCACATCTGCCTTGGTTTTTTCATCATGTGCCATATTCACTAGCCTCCTAATTTGGCTTTGATTAGCTCAAATCCAACCGATACCAATAAACCGCCCAGACCGCCAACTAAAGCGGATCGCACACCCAATTTAGCCATACTGTTTTCTACCTTAGCTAAACGGACATCAATATCATCCACACGCCCATCTAAACGGTCGATTTTATGATTGACTGCACGGGTCAAATCTAAAATTTCATCTAGTTTTGCATTTGTTTGTGCGCTTTCGGTTAATTGCTCTAAGCGTTTCCGATCTCTTGCTGACATTATTTATCTGCCTTGTTATCTAATTTTTTCGTAATGGACTGCAATTGCTCCGAAATTGCCCCTAATTTATCTAAAATACTTTGATTGGTGATACTAGCCACTTCTTTTGAGACATAATCGCGCTTGACTTCTTTAACTTCGTCATGCAGGCTTTTAAACTCACTGTCTAATTTCTTAAACCACACACCAATAAAGAACACCGCAACAGATACCAACCCATTAAAAATCATCATCCCATTAATGTGTACTTCCATTTTCACCTCGCTGACAAATAGTTCGATATGTATCGTTATGTACTTTAATTTGACGCAAGGTTTCTGTCGTATCTTGACGGCTTGCGGAGATCAACGAGAAACCGGCACAGCTTGCATTAATCACGGAGATCCCCTGACTTGTGCAACCCATCAATAAGAGTGTCACGGTCAGCATTACGACTGTTTTCTTCATGTTGTTTTCTCGTTTCATAATGTTTCACCTGCGTATCGGAGACAGCTTTTTCACGCACCAACTGCTCGTTATCTTTTAATAATCGGTCAATTTCACGCCCTGCACGTTTGAGCTTAAATACCACATAACCACAAATAGCCAGCGCAGTACCTGAGCCGATTAAAATCATCTGTAACGTCATTAAATCCCCCTTGGTCTATCCGTTTGTTCCGGTTCGACATAAACTTCGCCTGTAATCTGTTCTTCTGGCTTGGTTTGTTTGGCTTGATATGCCATTACAGCCCCCTTGGTTGCAGCCGAACCACCGCAAAAACAAGCAAAATAAAAAAACAAGTCAGTGACCGTAGAACGGTCAAGATAAACGGCATAAATCAGCACACCGGCCATGACTAAGAAACCGAAAAACTGAATAAAACCTGTCGTACTCGCTCGACCATCATTATTGGTAAATAATTCAAAAAACTTATTCATTGACATAATCTCCACATAATCACTTCAGCTGGAGTAGGTTTCCCACGAAAGGCATAGCTCCATGCGTTTTTACTATAAAAGTGCGGTCGATTTTGCGGGAGTTTTCTGGTTGTCAAAACTCGGTTTTGTAACCAATTAAAAACACGTTTAAACACGCCTAAAAATTTAAACTTCATTGTCAATTGCTCCATATTTAAGATTGCCCGCCACGCGACGAACCCAGCCTTTACCAAATGTCGTAAAAGTGCTAAGTTTGCAATAAAACTCAAGGCGTTCAGCGTTCAAACGCATAATCACATCAGAAATCGCCATTTTTTTAATAGCGGCAATCGTCATATTGCCAATCACACCGTCATCAACAACACCGACTGCACGTTGCAACATACGACTCGCATTACCTAATCCATGATTTACCGCAGCATCAAAAAACTGATAAGCTAC